AGGACCAACAGGTCCTTCTGGCAGCAATGGAGCGGCTGGACAAACAGGGGCTACTGGTTCAACGGGACAGACTGGCGCTACAGGAAGTACAGGTGCTACTGGACCTGCCGCAACAGCAAACATTCAAGACATTCTGATGCTTGGCGGAATGTGATAAGATTGCGCTATGGTCAAGATAGCAACCTACTCAATATGTAAGAACGAATCTAAGCATATCCTACGGTGGGTTGAGGCAACAAAAGATGCCGACTATCGCATAGTAGTAGATACTGGATCTACCGATGGTAGCCAAGATATGCTACGAGCATTGGGTGTAACTGTTCATCAGATTCACCTTAACCCATTTCGCTTTGATGTGGCTCGTAACACAGCCTTATCACTCGTACCAGAGGATGCTGATGTCTGTCTTATCTTGGATATGGACGAAGTGCCAGAACCGACTTTCTTTAAAAAGGTCAGGAAAAAATGGGTACCAGGTTCACATCTTGGCTGGATCAGCATGGATACTGGGCAAAAATGGGAGAGGGACAGGCTTCACTCAAGGTTCGGTTGGTACTGGAAATATCCATGCCACGAAGTGCAGTTGTGGTACGGGGAAGGCGATACACGAGATTGCGATATCCGCAATGCCGTTATCCAACACCTACCAGACAATAGTAAATCCAGAGGACAATATCTAACGCTGCTAGAAATGGCGGTTAAAGAAAATCCTCAAGATCCACGCATGTGGACATATATGACTCGTGAGTATTACTTCCACCATAGATGGCAAGATGTCATTGACTCAGCGGAGAAACAAATACAGCTCAATGGTTGGGATGTAGAACAAGCCGTTGTCTGCCGATGGGCAGGTGAGGCTTGCCACCAACTGGGCTTGCATGAACAAGCCACCGCTTGGTATGACAAAGGTGTACAACTTCTTCCCCGTGAAGGCGAATCGTGGTATGGCGTAGCAATTGACGCATACCGTCGTGAGGATTGGACAAGGTGTTTAGATGCTTCTATTAACGCTTTGGAACGTCCTCGCTCCGTCCATTACTGCTACGAATCAGCGGTGTGGGACTGGAAAGCCTATGACCTTGCCTCAATCGCTGCTTACAACCTCAAGCATATTGACGAAGCAATAGTCTTTGCTGAACAAGCCGTAAAGGGCAATGGCGAAGAAACAGAGCGTATCCAACGCAACCTTAACTTCTTTAGACAGGTGAAGAATGCCACATCAACACACAGTAAAAATCCTTGACTGGGGCTTAGACGCTAATTACGACTCAGTACCAATCAAGTACGGTTGCACCAAGTGCGACGATGTATTTACAGAAATTCCCAAGTACGAAGAAGAACCATCTGAACATTCCAAGCATACAGAATATGTAGATGGCTGCTTTGGTTGCAAGGCCAAGACGCTAGAACTTTCCACAGGTGATGCCGCAAGCAATAAAGGCATGTCAACCAAGAAGTGGAATGCAGAACTAGACGCTTATGCAGATGCTCGTTCACAAGGCATCCAACCTGCAGGTACAACCATGAAGGCTGTAGCAGAGGCTAAAGAAGCCAGCGACAAACTAGGCACAGCATTTGATGCAGGCACTATGCCAGCAGCAGCAAAGATTACCAAGCAAAGCGCAAAGGTAATGAAAGAAACAGGAGCAATCTAATGGCAGCAGCAAAAAAGGGTATGGGCTTCGCAGCCGCTCAAAAGTCAATCGCTAAAAAGTCTGGCGTATCAATGGAGTCAGCAGGAGCAATCCTAGCCTCATCAACACGCAAGGCTTCACCAGCAGCAAAGAAAGCAAATCCAAATCTCAAGAAGGTAGCAATGCCTAAAAAGGGTGGTAAGTAATATGTGCATGTCATGCGGATGCAACAACAACGCAGTTAAGGTAACTGGCAAACTAGACGGTAAGCCAACTGCTACACCAGAAGGTTCTTACGAGGGCGTGGGCGGCACCGTCACATGGCCAAGCAAGTAAAGGCTACTGGCCAAGCAAACCAAATAACCACTAAGACAATTGTCATCGGTGGTAAAGAAATAAAAGTATTGGCACATCCAAGTTCAGCGAAAGGTAGATAATGACTATACCCACCTTGCAATACAGTCTTAACAGATTGGCTGGCACCATTGTCAACGGGGTACCAACCCTTGACGCACAAGGTGCAGCCAATGTTTGGGCTGGTACAACAACACCGCTGGACTTGGAAGGTGCGCTTAACTACCTTTACGCAAAGCGCTTTTCTGCTCCAAACTACAACACCGACATGCCAGGTATCTTGAATAAACTTGCTGGCACCTATGGCTTGGGCGAAGCCTTAGCCGCCTCATTGATAGCATCATGACTCTATTTTCAGATTTAATTGACGAGACTGCTTTATCTCTGACAGGTTACACCAACCGTCAAGATCAGGCTACATACCTTACTGCCCCAATGGCAGCAACAGACCTAACCTTTCAGGTTGCCGATGGCACAGTGCTAACTCGTGGCTTGGTTGAGATTGATGAAGAATTGATCTGGGTTGATTCTTTCGACCGTACCAGCAACACAGCAACCATTCCTGCCTATGGTCGTGGCTTTAGAGATACAACCGCTACAACCCACACATCAGGTACACGGGTAACTGTTACTCCATCATTTCCACGCTCAGTCATTCGCCGCAATATTCAGCAGGCAATTGATGCTGTGTATCCAGATCTATTCGGCGTGTACTACACAACCTTTACATTCCAAGCAGCGGTTACAACCTATGTCTTGCCAGATGAAGCAGTAGATGTATTGGCTGCCTCATGGCAGACCATCGGCCCTTCTAAGGAATGGCTACCAATCCGTCACTATCGTGTAGATCGTACTGCTAACCCATTGGTATGGAACAGTGGTAAGACTATCTCGATCCGTGAAGGCATTATTCCTGGCCGTCAAGTCATGGTGACTTACACCAAGAAGCCAACCGTGCTTCAGCAAGATTCAGATGACTTTTCAATGACTGGCCTTGAAGATACTTGCCGTGAGGTAATTGTCCTTGGTGCCGCCTACCGTACCGCAATGTACCTAGACTTTGGTCGTGTACCTGCGCTATCTGCAGAAGCAGGCTCAATGGGTCAAGCCAATCCAATTGGCTCAGCAGTCAACATTGGCCGTGCTATCCAGAACCTTTATCAGCAACGGCTGCAAATTGAGATTCGCCGTCTTCAAGAGCAGTTCCCACCACGCACCCACTACACCTCGTAAGGATAGTAAATGCCAGCGGTTAATAGATATTACACTTCCACAGCGCAGGATACTACCCTTACCAGTTCGGTTAACTCAACTGGTACAAGTATTCCAGTAAGCGCATTGGTCGGTTACCCTTCCCAATATCCTTACATTGTTGCCCTTGACTATAACACCGCCTCAGAAGAATTGGTGCAGGTTAACGGCGTTACTGGTCTAATCCTTAACGTTACCCGTGGATTTAACAGCACCAACCCAACCAACCATGGCGTTGGAGCAGTTGTGCGTCACGTTATTACCGCTCAAGATATGACAGAGGCACAGCAGCATATTGCCGCTGAAAGCAATGTTCATGGCGTTGTTGGTCAACTTGCTGGCATGGGCGATGTAGTGGCTACAACATTTTTGACAATGGGCGGATGACCCAACTACCGAGAAAAGGAAGATAAATGGCAACAGCATATAAGGTACTTGGGCAGGCGGTGCCAGCGGCTACAACGGCTGCAGGAGCATCCTCTAACCTAACCACTCTTTACACCCCGTCTGGAACAGCAGCGGCTGTAATTTCAAGCATCGTTATAACAAACCAGTCAGCAGCGGCAATCACCTATCGTGTGTCTGTTCGTGTTGCTGGTGCCGCAGATACTCCGAAGCAATATATCGCGTATGATATAGTTCTTGGTAGCAATTCAACAGATACTTTGACACTTGGAGTAACACTGGCTAACACTGACGTTCTGTCAATCGCCGCATCAAGCACATCAGTTTCGTTCAACGCTTTCGGATCGGAAATTTCATAATATGACTGTTAACCGTCACCCTAGTACTGGGTCGGCTGTTACCGTTAAACAGTGGCGTTATACTGCCACTGGCGGAGAAACAACCCTCACAGGTACAGATGGCTTTAGCCAAAGCCTAGCCTATACGGTAGGCGCAGAAGAAGTTTATGTTAATGGCGTACTTCTTGAGCGTGCCGTAGATTACACCGCAACCACAGGTACTTCTGTCGTTCTAACCAATGCTTTGGTTGCTGGTGATATTGCGACTGTAATGTCTGCAAATGCTTTTAACGTGGCTAACGCCATTCCTAACTCAACAGTAACCGCCAAAGGCGATTTGATCGTAGGTAATGGCGCAGCCAGCGTCACCAATCTCGGCGTAGGCGCTGACGGCTCAACACTCGTGGCAAACTCTTCTGCTTCAACTGGTATGGGTTGGGCTGGCAATCAAGCCGCTGGCCGTAATGCCGTCATCAATGGTGGGTTTGACATCTGGCAGAGAAGCACATCAAGCACTTCAAGTTCTGGCTACAACACGGCAGACCGTTGGGTGCAATATATTGGCTCAGGTTCAGGAACTTACTCTCAGGAAACTTCCGTTGTGCCAGCCAATGCTCGTTACGCTTTGAAATTCCTTGCTTCGGCAAGCAACACAGGCGCAAACATCACAACATATTTAGAAACAAGCACACTAATACCTTTCATTGGTAAAACTGTAACTATTTCAAGTCAAGTCGCTGCAACAACATCAACTCAAATGAGTTTCAATGTTCAGTATTCAACCACCGTTGATGCTGGCTCTGGCGCTACTTGGACAACAATTAACCCAACAACAGGTGGAACTGCTACCCCAACCAGCACAACCTATGTGCCAATGGTGGGAACTTATGCCATTCCTTCAAATGCCTTGGGCTTTAGAATCATTGTTATCACAAACTCAAACATCGCAAATGGTGTTGCTTGGTATCTTGGCAATGTTCAGATGGAACTAGGCTCAACTCCAACTACCTTTACTCGCGCTGGCGGCACACTTCAGGGGGAGTTAGCCGCTTGTCGTAGATACTTGCCAGTTTATTCAAACTCGGCTGGTGCTTATAGCGATAACATCCTTGGATATGCTTACGCTACAAATGCTGTTGTTTATTCAATTCCTTTTGATGTGCCAGCACGAACGGCT